GCTCGGCTCAAGCGCTTTGTATTCTGTATTTGTAACCGTCCGGGCTGCTTTTTGCAATTGAAATGCTTTGCGCAAACTCCAAGTTAAAACAAGGTCAGGACTGACGCCGTATCGGTGTGCAAGCTCGTCAACAAAGTAAGCTTCCCCGGATGCGTGCGGCATCGTTGTACGGTTGCTAAAATTGCCGCCCTGTACCTGCTCCGGGTATTCGTCAAACGCGTCGCCTATGTGCTGATTAATTACGCCCATTACAGCCTCCGCGCCTGCTGTTGAGTCTAAACATTTATTGACGCGCGAATGGATCCACCACAAGCGCCATTCTTTAAGCAATACATTGCTTGTGTGCCTACTTGAGCATCGCCAAATGTAATCGACAATTGATTCGACTGTAAGCCCGGCGCCGGTTAAAATTGGAGACTTTGCTGCGAGCAAATCAAACCAAGCCTGCACCGTCAGCGGCTTTAATGTTTCCCCGGCTGCCTTGTATGTGCGGCTGTACGTGCTCCAATCAAGTGACCGGTTAAGTTCTAGTCGCTCGCGCTCTGCGGTGTACTGTTCTGCGATTGTCATATAAAAAAGCCCCACCCGCAACGCGAGCAGGGCTGTCGATTAGCATATAAGAAAAATTAGCCTTGGTAAGTCTTAAGCACTACGTCGATTTCAAATGTGTCAAACTCGTCAGTTGATCGAGCTACTTTGACGTTTTGCACTACTAGGGTTGAATCTGTCCCGCTGCGGTCGTAGTCATAAGTAAAATCATTTCCTACGGCTGGTAATACAGTTGTATCAGTTGCGCGTTGCAACGTCATTGATCCAGTGATTTGATCGCTACCAGCACGCAATGCAAAGCCGGCCCGGTCTCCGTTTGCGTCTGTACGTGAAATGATTCGACTGTCAATGCTAGGTAAATCGACTGAATTGACAATATAAGCCAACGAATTAATGGTAACTGATTCTAAGCCTAGCGGCTGGTTTGCTTCTGAATTGTATGGAATTGCCATGATGTGTAATAATTAATTGTTAATTGGAAATGCTGATTGCTTTATAGCAAAGTCGCCGTTGTAGTTAAGGGTTGTGCTATCGTAGCCCATGCCGTCGGCCTCGTATTCTGTGGCGGCTGGCATTAGCCTGTTGATCGTGTAAAAGTTTACATGCTTATTGAGTCCGCCCTTATCGTATGCGCTTAAAATAGACAATGCTTGACGCAACTTTGCGACCTGCTGCTGGTGATAGCGTGCAAACTCTGCGCTCGGCGTTGCGTCTTCGGTGCGGTCCGTGTGGATCGTTATTGCGCATGAGTAGCTATAATGGTCGTACTCCATATTGCCGCCGTATGGCCGCTGCACCATGTGCTCATCTTGCAAACCTAGTATAGATATTTGCACTGCAATAAAGTCTTGGCTTAATCGCTCCGGGTCGTTGCTGGTTGCAATGGCAAACCCTTGCGCAGTCAGATAAGCGACAAAAGCAGCTTGCAAGTTGCCTTCAAAGTCAAATAAATCTGCGTCGCTAACCGCCCTCATGCTGTTAAAATAAATTATTTGCTTGCGTTGTCAATTTTTAAAGCCTGCGCGCTTAACGCTTTGCCGCTTTATATATCGCAAGCGCTTGACGGCTTTTATCAATCTGTCACGCATAATCATTGGCATCAAATGTTGTACGTGCGCCAAGCCTGGCGACCTGCTAGCGCTGGCTCTGATCATAGCGTATGGCCCTTTGCTAGTCTGTGCCATGCGCCCGGATGCCTTAACGCGGCCCAAATGAATTTTTACTGGCTTTGGAATTGATCCCTTAGCGCCAAGTTGCAAAGCGGCTTTTGCGGGCCCCGCTTTACTTATGCCTACGTTTTTAATCAATTGCTCTTTTGCTTTGTTAAAAATGTCTTGGCTTACCCACATAATGTCACGGTTTTTCCAGCGTCCAATCTTAGGATCGTTGCCGCCTGCTTTGCCTCGGTGCATTGCTCTGCCGTCTGATTTTCGTCGTCGCGAATTGTGCCACTGTACGGCCTCGCTGACTGATCCTAAATTTAGACGATCCACATCGACTAAATACTGTTTGCCTTTTCTGTTTCTAAGCGTGCGCCGTATGTTTTTAGTTGTGCCGGTTATGTCGTAAATATGATCAATGTATGACTGATCGGTTATCCTAAAATTTAGAAGCATATCTTTGACAATACTGCCGCGCCCCTCTTCAAAATCTTTTTTAGTGCCAATTGTTTTTTTTCTGCTGTCTGGAAATGTAGCGTATGGCGGCGTATATATTGCAACGGCTCTAGCTAGTAGCCCGCCTTGCTCCCGCACAAATTGCCGCTCGTCTACTTTAAGCAGTTTGGCCAATCGCCGCGCGCGCTTTTGGAATACGCTGTCGTCAACGATCAAGCTTTTGCTTTTTCTAGCCATCCTTCGCGCGCAGTCCTATCTCATAGCTTTGCGCGTCCTCCTGCACGGTCAAAATGACGTAGCGCTGAGTCCCGCGAGTCAATACTTGCCCGACTGTCGGCTTGCCCCCTAGAGCGGCTTTTAATAGCGTTGCTGTCGTTGTCACTTCATCTTCGTCGCCGTATGTGTTGCGGCTGACTGCCATTTCTGACTCGTCAAAGCTGGCTGTAAATTTAGTGCTGCCAATCTGAGCATCTTCGCCTACTGATTTGAGCGCCATGCTTAATCCATTTTTTACAACTGATTCAAATATGTTCATGTAAAAATAAAAGCGCTTTGTTTCATAAGGTAACGAAAAATCAAAATAAACCTAACCTGTCCCGGGATCTCCCCGGGCACCATACGCGCTAAATTGTTTTTAACTGATTATTGTATTTTGTCAATAAAAAGGGGCCGCCCGGTAAAAGACGACCCCTTGAAAAGTTAAGCGTTAAGCTTTGGCTGGCCTGCCCCGCTTTTTGGGTTTGCAATTAAATACAGAGTAAGGCACCGGATTTATGTAAACTTCCACGTTGTCAAAATCGCTTTGACTTGATGCAAGTGACATTGCTTCCGACTCACTTATACCGCATGCAATGCAAGTTTGCTTTCCGGCTTTAATGCCGATAACGATGCAGCGTAACATATTATTGGCTTTGAATTATCTTGCCGACGGTTGCATCCCCAATGCCTGCGCCAAATACAATGTCGAACGAATGCCAAGTGTTACGTGAAGTCAAGCTTACCCATTTGCAAATCTGCACGACTAAACCATTAGGTAGCTCCACAGTGTCCATGTCTAAGGCTTCTTGTACTTCGCTTGTATTTTGTGGCAAACGTGCGGCCATTGCAATGGCTGCGGTGTCTCCAACAAAACCATTAACATTAGTACCGGCTCCGCTCCAGTCAGTAGAGTAGCTAAAAGAATCTAAGCCATAAGCGCCGTCCATTGTGCCCAAACTGTCCTTGTCGGTAGTAACTGCAAACTGTGCCCAGAAAGAAGCGTCAGCAACTAAGTTGCGAGCTTTAAATTTTCCGGTGTTTTGAATAATTGTTTTAATGTCCGCAGTCGTTACGGTTGTAGGATCTTTTGCAAGTACGGCTGTTCCATAGTTTGCAGGAGTAAGCAAACCTTTAACTACCGAATCAATTTTATCCTGCAATGCGTGCATGTTGACCATAATCAACTTTTCAATCTTTCGACCACTGCCTGATTCTGCTGGCGTAATGTGAAAAGGTTGCGAGTATTCGTTCATGGATACAGGGACTGATCCAAGAGTCGAATCGCCTTGCTCGTAGTTTGTAGGATTTGTCAACGTAGTGCTAGCACCGGAGGCAAGATCAACTTGAATTGTGCTGCGTGCTCCGTTGCCTGTGCCTGTTTGTGCAATTGCATCGCCTGAGAAGTTTGTAGCAAACTTATCAAGATCAATTACTTTGTGTTGAGCAACAAGGATCTCTTGTTCAATGATAATGTCCTTAATTGTGGACGCGCTGAATGTATTAGCCATAATATTAGTTGTTTAGTGATTGTTATTGTGTGCGAGTCATTGCTCGCAAAATTTTATTTTTATGTTTTTTGTAAAATTCAGTTCGATCATCACTGTCTGTAAATGATTCGTATTTTTTTAGCAATTCGTCGTCTGTCATGTTGTTTTGAATGTTGTCTGACGGTACCACCGGCGCATGCGCGGTCATTTGCAGCATTTCGGCGGCTTTAAGTGCGACCGTTTGATCTGTAACCTCTTTTGACGTTTCAATCTCTGCGCGTGCCGTTTCAAGTTCCGCTTTTGCTGTTTCAAGTTCGGCCTTAAATGCTGATTCTTTTTCGTCAACTTCTTTGAGCACAATTTCGGCGGCCTCTAGCTCTGCGCGTGCATCGACTAGCTCTTGCGATTGCGCTGTCAGTTTTGCGCTTAGGTCGTCGCGCTGCTTTGCTACTGCATCCAATTTGCCGTTCATGCTGGCAATTAGCTTTTCTGTTGGAATTTCAATTTCTGAATCTTTAGCCATTTCAACAATCGATGCAACGGCTTTTAATCCATCCTCAATCTCATCAATTAACCCGGCTTTTAATGCTTCTTCGGCTGTAAAAATTGTTTCATCTCTCATTAAATCCGCAATCTCATTTTCAGAGTAATGACTTTTTTCGTATGCTTTTAATATATTAGATTCCACTTTATCAAGCGTATCTGCATTTTTACGAAGTTCGTCAGCGTTGCCCCCTTTTGTGGTTAAGGGTTTGTGAATCATCATTAATGAGTTGTTAGCCATACGCCGCACATCGCCAGCCTGAGCAATAACTGATGCCATGCTAGCGGCCATACCGTCAATGTGAGTAATCAATTTAGCTGGATGTCTTTTTATTGCATTGATAATGTTAAAACCCTCTTGCGTACTGCCGCCGGGACTATCGATTCGCAAGTGGATTGTGTCAGCGTCAATGCCTTTTAAATCTTCTGCAAAGTCTTTTGCGTTAATATCGTAGCCACCAATTGTGCCGTAAATACTGACCTCGGCTTCGGTGTCTGTTTTGGTTGCCATGTTGTACCATGTATTATTCATCGTCTGTATTAGTTAATTGTTGTAAATCAGCCTCGGCTTGCTTGCCTGACTGTAAAGTAATAGGTCTACGATAACCGCCGTCATCATTCCATGCCTCCTGCACTGGCTGACTAATTTCGGGCAAACCTGCTTCAACTCTAAATGCTTTTTCGTCTTCAAATTGTGGAGTAATTGATCCAGCGCGAACGCCAACCCCGTAGCTGTCAAATTTTGCTTTTAGTGTTTCAAAATTCAAACGATTGCTTTCTTGCTGCAAAGCTTCTTCGCTTGGTTCGTCTGTTGGCCCCGGCATAATGTCGCCGGGCCTTGTTATTAAAGAAAGTTCTCGATAATCTAAACCGTGCTGCTCTGCAATCTCTTTCATTTTTACAAGCTCCTTTGCCCGCTGCATTAGCTCATCTTCAAAGTTGCGGCCTTGGCGCTCCATTATGTTTGTTGCGGTCGTCAGGCCTGCTCGCAAGTCCTCAATATCTGCCGCGCGCATGCGGCCCTCGTCGACCGTAAATTCTGCCGGTGCTGTAAATGATACTTTCCACCAATCTTCTGGCAGCGAGTACGCGCCTTGCTTCGCACGTTTTGAGATTATGTATTGAGCTATGCGCTTGAATCCGTAGTTTAAGCACTCGCAGCGCAGCTTAATGCTTTTGTTAATATCGCCCTGGAATGCCCGGACGCCTGCGCCCCCGACCTCAGAGCTGTCTAGCATTTCGCGCCGCCATCCTAGAGCGTAAAACGCGCTTTGCTCTACTGTCTTGGTAAATTTTTGCCATGCTTCGGGCGGATCGTTTACAGTGTGCCCCTTTAGTGAGCCACCGTTTTTAATGATCCGAATCATTCCAGAATCCATGTAAGTAGTTGCTGGCGTGTTTTGCCCCTGGTCCAGCCCCATCAAATTACGCGCGGTGTCTCTAGTGCCTGACTCGTTCGACTCGATCAATGTTAAGATTGAATTAACCTTTGTTTTAATCTTTTGCGCGTCTCGCGTCTCGCTTAGGTCGTACCAATCTAAGACGGCGGCTGCAATTGCAGGCTGTCCGCGCGACTGCGTAAACCATTCGGTATCCATAAAGTGCACCATCGAATTAGCTGGCACATCCTGAAATCCTAGGTTGCGGCTGTCATCCTTTACCCGGTACGCGATCGGCGCATTATACTCATCTAAAATAATGCCTGCGCAAATCTTCAATCCATTATATGCGGCTGAGTCTGTGACCATGCCATCACTAATGCTTCCCCAGTCCCCGACTTGGTGCGCCTCAATAAATTGGATCTTAGGAAAGCCGGTGCCTTCCTGCTCGGTAAGGATTGCGAAAAAGTCGCCGTCCACGTCTAGCGCTTTTGACCCGCGCCAAATAGATTTTCGGAATGAAAAGTTGCTGCCGCGAATGTCAAAGAAGTGGTCTAAGTTTTTGAAATCATCCTGTACCGCTTGCGCAAAATCTAAATCTGCACTGTGCGACTGTAAGCGCCAGCTGTTGCCGTAAACGTAGTTTGCCTTTTGTTTAACGGCACCGGCCACACTGGAAAAGGACTGGTAAATATAGCGCGCATCACAAAGCATCATCTTGTGACGGTTCGCCGTCATCATGTCTTGGATGTCCTTTGCTAGCTGCTGAGTCGTAAGCCTGCGCTGATCGTTGCGCCCGCCTGCATAAAATTCTTTTGTACCGCTGCGGCTGTTGTAGTTTGTCGCGCCTGCGCTGTATTTTTTGCGCGCTCGTTTGATAGGTTTAACGGCCATATCTGCTGTATTGATTGACTCTAGCAAACTGCGTGTCACTCACTTGGTTTGCAGTATCTAAAACGTAATCCTCAAGCTCTTGGTCAGTCATTTGACCGCTTGCGCCTTGCGTGCGCACAATCTTGTAGCACTCGCGAATTGACTCAATAAAATCATGCGGCCCCCAATTTGCTGGCATCTCGTAGTCAAAAGATTTGCCGGAAAGGGATGCTCGGACCATGCGCGCGCCGCCGTGCTGCACTGACTCAAACTGTCCTGCTGTCAGCGTTTCGAGCGCGTCAATGGTGCTGGATGCGGTTTTCCCCGCTTGTATCCATATTGTAAACAATAAACCCCGCATGCTATAAAATTAGAGCAAGCGGGGTTGTTGTCAAGTTTTGTTTAAGTGTGGCGCTAGTTGCTTATTTGCTTCCAGCCATGCCAGCCAAATATATTTGCATTTTGCCAAAACTCGCGCTGATATATTTCAGAACCAAATTCTAGCGTAATAGTGCCGCTTCCAAATTGCGCCCATTTTGAAGCTTTTTGCTTTGCAGCTTTTACCGTCTTAGCATCAATTTCTATTGATTGGCCATGTTGTGTTTTAATTATGGCGGGTTTTATGTATTCCTCTATTTTATCAACCCACTGCTCTTCTGCGTCTGTCCAAATATCCTCAAAATCAATAGTAAATGAATACTCGCGTTCTTGTTTCTCATTTAGACGAGAATAATATTTATCGCCGTTTTCGTTTATATGTGTTGTTTCGTTTTCCATGCCTCGACAATAAACGCCCGAATAATAAACTGCAAGCAATAAATTAAACTATTTTGAAGTTTTCTGCTTTGGCTCAGAATCCACGCCAATCAATCCGGCCATCGCCGCGCAAACAATGTTCATTTTTTCGCAGTCTCCAAAGTGATCATTGTGCGAGTCCCGGTTTATAAAGTCATAATATACTTCGCCGCTCGGCTTTGTCTTGCTGATTTTTTGCCAAGCGTTAATCTGCCGCTCATAGATTGCCCCGGCATCCTTTGCATACGTCCATACCGGCTGATCGTTCCGGCCCTTAATCCCGCGAATCAGTGACAGCCTATTGAGCGCCTCGTTGCTGCTAAATCTAATCTGCGGCACAAGTTTCCGCCCGGCGCCAATTGTACCCTCGCCAACGTCAATGTAATCTGTCTCGGCGTAAATCCTGCGCAATCCGTCGCCGTGCCTGTAGTCGCGCGCATTGTCCCCACGGAATACAATCCAATAATTTTCTGCTGCCAAACGCTGCACCTGAATCGAATTGTAATTGCCGTCTAAAAATACGCGTGACATCGTAGCGCCCGCCAGTCCGTATTTATCTGCAATGTCACAAATTGCGCCTGAGCTGTATACTTTTTCGCGCTCTATCAATCGGCTGTGCAACTCGCCCTCGATAATCGACCACGCCCGCACAATGACGTAAAAATGATCTTTTTGCACGTCCACCGTTGCAAACATTATCGGCTCGGTGCCTTTAGGCTCCCACTTTTCGCCAAGCACATAATCGCCCCGCGCATGCTCGATCTTTTCCGCGCTGACATAATTTGATTCATTCCACGGCTGCGCCAATTGCTTGCGCACAAATTCTTCAAGCCCGGACAAGTCGCCCCGGCTCCGCGCTATTGTTGCCCGCTTCCATTTTGTCACAAGCTCCGGCCACGGCGCATGCGCTAACGCGTTGTAATGGTAAAATACACATTGCGGGTCCGGGTTGCTGTTTAACTGAATGTACCGCCCGGTCAAGTTGCGTTCATGCTGTGCTCCTGGATCCCAATCAATGCGCCCCTCACAAAGCTGGCATTGATAATATACTGACTCGCGCAATGCTAGCCAATCAATCTCGCCCTCTGCATTTGTGACCTCATCGCGGCTAGCGTACCGGATGCCACCAGGCGGCACCTTGCCATCGACTGGCGTTTGCTTCCATATGTATTGTATCTCTTCCCCACAGCATGGGCATTTTACATGCCAAGTGTGCTGGCTGCTGCGCTGCCATAACTGGTCAAGCTCGCTGCCCTCGGTTTGCCCGGATGATGGCAAAAACATTTGCCACTGCCAATTAAAAGAGTTTTGCCGGGAATGGATTTGCTCTAGCCATTTTTCCTCGTCCTTGTATGCCCATGACTCATCCGCCGTGATGCGTTCAAGCGTTTTCGAGTTCCGGTTTGCTAGCACGTTAGCAGACAGCAAGCGCACATGGCCCAGCGGCGTGCTGGTGTAAAGTTTTGTTTTCCGGTACTTCTGGTCCGGTATCAATTTTAGAATACGCTCGGTGCTGTCGATCAATGGCGTGAATTTGTCGTCGCTAAATTCTTTTAGCGCGTCTCCGGTCAAATCGTAATGCGCCGCGCTTGCTGGCGATACGTGCAGCGAATACAATTGCAACAGCTGCGCCGTAAGCGTTTTAATGTGCTGCACCGATCCAATCAGGCCAA